CACAAGACGCGCCGCGGCGTGCCTTCCAGCAAGGTCGACACCGAGGCCAGCGAGCTGGAGGTGCACGTCCGCGGCGTCTACGGCGAGATCGCGTTTGCGAACCTGTTCGAGGTGGGGCTCGACACAAAGGCGCGCATAACCGGGGACGGCGGGATCGACTTCCAGTTTACCTCTGGCCTCACCATTGACGTGAAGACCCGCTCGCAGCCGGGCCGCGACCTGGCCCTCTTCTCCCCGACCCTGCCGGGCCGCTCGGCGGACGTGTTCGTGCTCTGCTGGCGCATCACGCGCCGCACGTATAAGCTCGCCGGATGGACGACGCCGGTCGGCTTTCTCTTCGACGGGCGCGTTGAGACGTTTCCACGGCTGGGCAAGCGCCTCCTCGCCCAGCCGCAGGACCTGATGCCCCTCTCGGCCCTGAAACAACTCCGAACCGAGTGGCATTCCTCACTTAAGTAACGCCTCACTTTTGACATGACCGACAGTCCGCGCATCGACATTTCCCCAGGCACGAAGGTGGAGAAAGACGGGCATAACTGGATTTACTGCCGACGGGCATTCCCGACAGACGACCTGCCGGTCCAGCACATGGTCGTCTCAACCGTGACGGGCACCGTGAACCTCATCTACCCCCAAATGCACGGGTCGGTGTCGAAGGCCCTCCGTGAGAACGGGTTTTATTTCGAAGATCAAGACATCAATGCGTAGGTAACTCGACACTCGACAGAGATGGCCCGCAAAAGCCTCAAAGATGTGCCCTGGGACATCGTGTGCCGCCTCTACCGATCCGGCTACACGGGACCCCGGCTGGCAAAGCTGGTTGGGTGCCCGCCCAAAACGATCTACCGCAAGCTGCGGGAGCGGGGCATCAAGATCCGGAAGCAAGGCAAAAAACCAAACCCGTAACTGAGAGAGACTTCTGACGGATGGACCTTGAAGAGTTCAACACGAAGTTCGGCGCGAGCGAGGAGGAAGTCCATAAAGGGCTGGTCGAGTACCTTGACCACGCGGTAGAGGAGGCCGCGCTCCTCTTTCACCCCGCCAACGGGGGCCTGATGCCGAAAGGGACCGCTGGCAAGCTCAAGGGGATGGGATTAAGACAGGGCGTGCCCGACCTGCTGCTCGCGCTCCCGAAGGCGGATAAGCATGGCCTCTTCGTCGAGCTGAAGACGAAGGAGGGCCGCCTTCGGGGGAAGCAGGTATGGTGGCTCTACCACCTGCGGCGCCAGGGCTATGGGGCGATCTGCTGCCGCGGCTTCAAGGACGCCCGGACCCGCATCACCGCCTACATGGGCAGCAACTATAGCGAACATCCCCTCCCTACGGACCGCATCAAAAAGCCCGACCACGTCTGAAACCGCTCACGCCCAACACGGACACCTCCCAAAACGGACACCGCCCGATGGACAAGCAGAGCAACGGACACCCGGAGCCACCCACCGATGAGTATCCGCCCGACCCGCCGGAGGTGTGCCGCTATTGCCGCAGCCCCGTCCACCTGGTGAGCGCAGAGAAGGTGTTTCCGGGCACCAACCTGAGCGCCAACCTCTACTTCTGTGAGGGGTGCGGCGCTCGGGTCGGCGTGCACGAGGGGACCGGCGAGCCCGTCGGCTACCTGGCCGACGCGGAGCTACGGCGGTGGCGGCGCGTCTTGCACCAGGCGCTGGACCCGCTCCGGCGAGAGGCGCGCTGGTATCCGGAGCCGGTGCACGAACTCATTCAAGATGCTCTCGACGTGCCCGAGGAGCGGGCACACGTGGCCATGCTCTCGATCGGGGAGATCAAGAACATGATCGTGTGGCTGATGCGGAAGGGGCCTGAACTCTCTTAATTTTTCAGTTCGGAAGCCGATGTAGCCTTCACCTCTGCAAATCAACCATCCCCTCTGAGACATGCGAAACCGACCCTTGGATGAACCCTGGCAGGGCGAATCAGGCCGCTGCAACCACTGCGGCACGGTCATATCGACGGTGAAGCAGTACTGCGACCCATGTGCCCCGGACCGGAATATCTGCGCGCAGTGCGGAAGCCCGATGAGCAAGAACCGGCGCCCTCCAGTGTGTGAAGGATGCCTCAGCGAAGAGCAGCGTTGATTTCCCTCAGCAAACCCCGAGATCCTTTATGGTTGGCGGTCGCGTAGTCGAAACGATTGTGTGTGAGGAGAAAGTTTGGGTCAACTGCAGGGACATGGATCACGGGCAGGAGTGCGCCATCTACGTCAAGAAAACGGGCGCGGCCCTGACGATCAGCCGAGGTGACAATGTCTGGTGGCAGGACCCGTGGGTCTTTTGGACCCCGTACGAAGGCACCACCCTCGCCTCGGATAAGAAGGTGGGGCCGACGGACGTGAAGATCCCCCGAGCAAGCTATTCCGGCGTCTCTAGGCCCTCGGAGGATCGAATCGTCGGGCGCGGATCGAGCAAAGGCACACCCTCAACCAAGCACACTCCCACTGAGCGATGAGCGCAGCAGAACCGTTTCCCGAGACCGTCCCCCTGAAGCCTGCCAGCGATTTTGGCTCCGAGTGCCCCGTCGGATTCTATGCAGACGTGCCGCGCATGGCCTACCTCCAGCACCCCGCCCTCTCGCGGAGTGCCGTGGCTGAGGGCGCGAGGTACTCCATCGCCCACGCCTGGCACGAATGGAAGTCCGAGCCAGAGGAGGAGATGACCGCGTCCCAAAAGTTTGGGAACGCCTTCCACCTGCTCACGCTGGAGCCTGAAAAATTTCGCGCCCGCTACGATCGGGCGGCAGACCGGTGCCAGGGCACCCTCGCTTCTGGGGAGCAGTGCTCCTACAGCCCCAAAGAGCGCTACGACGGCGACTGGTACTGCGGGACCCACGCCCCAAGTAGCGACAGCTCAGAGAAGGAGCCTGATGCCATCGAGACGCTCACCGCAGGCCAGTTTGAGGCGTGCCACGAGATGACCAAATCCGCCGAGACGCACCCCGAGTCACATGCCTTACTGAACCAGCGTCCCGGCCTTGAGGAGGTGACGATGATTTGGGTGAACCCCGAGACCGGCCTCCGGTGCAAGGCGCGCGTCGACCGCCTCATTGACAATGGGTTCGGAGACGAGGTCAAACCCGCCCTCGCGGACCTCAAGACGACCGACTCCGCCCACGCGGAGGATTTCCGGCGCAAGATCGGGCGGTACGGCTACTGGGCACAGGGGGCGTTCTACACGATGGGCTTCAACACGCTTGCGGCCCAGGTCTACGGCATCCCGCCCATCCAAGAGCCGTTCCTGTTCTCGGTCGTAGAGAAGAGCGCGCCGCATGCCTGCCAGGTTTACGCCCTCAGCAGTCGGGTCCGCGAGCAAGGCACCGAGCGCGTCCTGGAGGTGATGAGCAAGCTGGCCGAGCATGAGACCGATAAGGTTCCCGCCCCAGAGCGCAGCTACAGCCCAAAGGTTGAGACGATTGGCCTCAGCCGGTGGCAGAAGGAGCGCCTCTTCGGTCGTGAAGAGTAGGGCCGCCGAGCAGGAACACCCGCCTTCACCCACGCGCTCCGTTCATCAAATCAGCAGCCTAATATGCCACGTTCAAAACTGTATGTCGGGGACGCGCTGGATACGCTGCGCAATCTGCCTGATGAGCAGTTTCAGACGTGCATCACGAGTCCTCCGTACTGGGGGCTCCGTGACTATGGAGAAGACGGGCAACTCGGTCTTGAAGAAACACCGGAAGCGTACGTCCAAAATCTTGTGGAGGTCTTCGGTGAGGTACGCCGAACGCTGAAAGATGATGGAACGCTCTGGCTCGTCATTGGGGATACGTACAGTAGCGGAGGTGCAGGTCCACCCAGCGATAGCAGCACGCTTTCCGGAAATGGGCACGAGGGGGGAGGACCCAAGCTGCATGAGACGAAACAGGTTCAGCGCCGCGCTCCATCCCTTCCTGAAAAGAACCTCCTCGGCATCCCGTGGCGCGTGGCGCTGGCGCTCCAGCAGGAGGGCTGGTACGTGCGAAGCGACATCATTTGGGACAAGGGGTATGCTATGCCAGAAAGCGTGACGGACCGGCCCACTTCGTCTCATGAGCACATCTTTCTGCTTTCGAAGTCGAAGCGGTATTATTACGACGCGGATGCGATTCGAGAGGACAGTGTATCTGATGAGCAGCGTGAGCATAATCAGCGCTACGCCCGCGAATACGATGCAACAACAGAGGCTACCGATTCAAAGCAGCCCGATAACACGAACAATGTTGGTATTCACGCACGACCGGGGAAGCCTGGGCGCAATAAACCTGACGTATGGACGGTCACGACGAAGCCGTTTCCGAAGGCGCACTTTGCGGTGTACCCTCCCGACCTGATAGAACCCTGCATCTTGGCGGGCAGCGCAGAAGGTGACACCGTGCTCGACCCCTTTGGCGTAGTCATTGCGCCGCCAAAGGG